TTAACTTTCATAGGAGCACACATCATGTTCGTGTTCAGGGTCGAAGTCAGGAATGAGAATGACGCCATCATCGAGCGCGTCCTCGTCGTCGCCAGAGATATCACAGCCGCGCACGAGCGCGCGCTGAAACAACTCTCCAAAGAGTACAAGCCGACGAAACTGCACGCCTCGTCAATCGAGCGGCTGCCTGACAGGGTGATCTAGTCGGCGGGACGCCTTCCATGTCGAAACAACAATTCTTCGCGCACGTGATCGTCGCGCACACGAAGCCTTCCGCAGACCAAAGCGCGGCGATCCGACACCTGCGCGAGTGCGTGCATACCGCGAACGGCTCGATTGCTCTCGAAGGAAAGTTCTAGCGCGAGAAGGTCGCATTTATGAAACTTCCATACTTCCCTTTTTATCCCGGCGACTGGCTGCGCGATCAAGTATCGGGCTGCTCGCTCGCAGCGCAAGGGTTGTGGCTGCGGATGCTTATTCTCATGCACGACAGTGAGAACTACGGTTACCTCTCGTTGAACGGCGTGCCTATTCCTCCTGAGTCCATCGCCCGCAGGTGCGGATGTCCTCTTGAGCAATACACGACTCTTCTTCAAGAGCTAACCGTAGCAGCGGTCGTGCGCGTGACGGAGCACGGCATCCTCTACTCGAAACGCATGGTCGTGGACGCGAAAGCGCGGTCGAGTGTGGCGGATCGGAAGCGGAAGGAGCGAGAGCGGAGGAAGAAAGGCGGTGAACCGAAATGACTTAAACAATTTTTTACCCGCGCGCCGTCACGCTCTTGTCACGCCGTTGTCCCGGCTTACGCGCGCGCGGTGTCAGTTTCAGTTTCATATTCAGTTTCATATTCAGTTTCAGTTTCAATTTCAGAGGCGCGAGTTTGAAAGCACTCGCGCTGTGGACAAATAAATTTCTGATTGAAATTTATTTGAAAATTTTGTGTGTGTGCTTGAGCACTCGGTACGTTGAGTGAGCGCGCGCGGGCGCGCGTGGCAACTCGGATGCCTCTCGCCACACACACAAATTTGGAGAAAATTCGATGTCAAACGCTTTTGCGCCAACCCCTGTTTCGGATTCACAGGTTGACGACCTGCAAACGAAGAATCCGAAGCGCAACGTGCGGATGGTCTTGAGAAAATTCATGACGCTCAAAGGTCGCGCGCCGTCGCTCGTCGAACTCGTGCGCTGGGTGGCGACTGAGACCGATCCGACCACTCTCGCTGACACACGCCCCGCACGCACGATCTCCGACCCGACTTGCCAACAATGCGACGGCACAGGCTTCGTCAAAACCGTGCGGCGCTACAACGGGGTGGAGATGACGGGCAGGCTCTACACAACCCACGCGGATCGGGATGGCGTGACGCAACGAAAGCTCGTGCGTTGCGATCATCAAACTCTGCACGTCGATCCGCGTCACGGCGAAGAATTGACGCTGAACGAATGGAGCAACTGACTTTTCAGCGCGGGCGGAAAAGTTTGACGGGGTTTGACGCGATAGGGGGTTGTGATGAGTCAACATTTTCGAGGCTACGACGACATTGAGCGCGCGCACGATCTACTCGCCGCGATCATCGCTCAGGACGCGACGGGTTTAGCTTTGAGCGCAGAGACGCTCTACGCAATCCACTCCGCGCTTGACGTGCTCTGTTGGGTGCTTGTGCATGACCACAACACGGCGTTCGCGGGCAACTTGACGATGCTCGAAGAGGCGATCATGGAAGCCGGTTACGTGCCGACAAGACTTCCCCGACCGATGACGCGCACTGAGGCGCGAGAGGAAGGTTACATCGAATGAGCAAACGTCACGCAATCGAAGCAATCCTGAGCGAGAAATCGGATCGGTATCATGATTGGCTCGAAGTCTTCGGCACGAACCGCGTGCCCGTCATCTCGCCGCTCAGCCGCACGGTTGAATTACCTATCGGCACGCGCGAATGTTTCATGCTCTGCGTCGAAGCGTTGGACTCCGGGCAGCGCGAAAGACTCGTCGCGCATCTGGCGCGCAAGTTCCCAATCGCGGCTGACATCATCGCCGACGAGTTGCGGCGCAACGGGCTCATGCCGCTACTCGCGGAAGATGTTTTCACGGTCGTTGGCGCGCGGCTGTTGTGAGGTGAATCCATGTTCACGTTCGGCTCTCTCTTCTCAGGCGTGGGCGGTATGGATTTAGGTTTAGAGCACGCGGGCTTCGCTTGCGCGTGGCAGGTGGAGATAGACACGGATGCGAGACGAGTGCTCGGTGAATAGCTCCCCGACTTCAAAGAAGGGGCTTCGACAGAAAGACGCAGAAAGTTGAGAGGTGCTATGAGTACGGAAGAAATCTACGAACAGTTAAAGCGTCATGTGCGCGACGAATTATACAGAGTCCACGTCGGCGGTCATGGCGACGGATGCCCACAATGCACGCGCTTAGATTCGACGTGGACGGGTTGCCCCGTCATTGACGAGTTCATGGTCGAGCGCGTCATCAACGTCTGCAACGTCGGCTTACAGGCGATAGCTCTGGCGGCACAATCGCCAGCGTCAACGATTTCTATCACGTCGAAGGGCGGCATAGTTGAGGCGCGGATTTGAAAGCATCCGCGCGGTGGCTACGTTTTCCTCTCCCTCATAAATGAGGGAGTCTCCAACGAGGTTTTGATAAAAATTTCCCGCGCGCGGCGAAGCTCGCGGACGTGCGCGAAGCGGGAGCGCACAACCTCTCCCGCACTACGCTCGTCGCGGGCGGCTTCCCCTGTCAAGACGTTTCCCGCTGCAACCCGCGCGGCGAAAAACTCGAAGGCGCGCGAAGCGGACTCTGGTCTGAGTTCGCGCGCATCATTGGCGAGCTTCGACCGGCTTACGCACTCATTGAAAACGTCACAGGGCTCTTTAATTCAGGATTCGAGAGAGTGCTCTGCGACCTTGCCGCGCTCCGGTATGATGCGGAGTGGACGACTCTACGCGCTTCCGACTTCGGCTATCCGCACACGCGCGAGAGGCTATTCATTGTTGCCTACCCCGAACGCGAGCGATTGGCTCAAATGTCGGTGTTCGTTGAAAGTTATCGTCGGCATCTTCGCAAGCGTCAAGACGCGCGAGAATTACCGGCAGATTTCGATGCCGTACATCTTGAAGCTGTCGGGCGTACCTACGTCCGCATACCGGAAAATTTATGCGTGGATGATGGGCTCCCCGCTCGATTGGTGCGACCTCAAATCAGGGGATACGGGAACGCGGTCGTGCCTGAAATAGCGGAATGGGTAGGGCGACGAATCTACGCGCACGCTCGCCTTGCGGAGAGCGAGGATTGAATTACGATTCACGAAAGGAGCACCGCATGAAGACAACAATCGAAGTCAAGTCGAAGAAAGAAGGCGAACTCATCAAGCGTGGACTCGACGATCCGGTGACGCGCGCCTTCGTCCAAGTCGTCGGATCGCTATTGCCGCTCACGCCGCGTGCGCGCGAGCGCGTTCTTATCTTCGTTAAAGACTCGCTCGACGAGGAAGCGGAAAAACTCCGCGATCAAGGTTGATTGATTCTCTAAACTGAAAGGAGCACCATGAATTTGAACACGATCCCCGTCACCGAGCGCGGACAAGCGGCGGCACTCTTTCGCGCCTACGCCGACGCGCACCGCATCCGTCCGAACGATAACGACCTCGCGCTGATGCGAACCTACCGCGCCATGTCGAAAGGCTTGCGCGTCTTCGATCTCGTCGAAGCCTTCCGCGCGACGGGGCTCGACGAGCGGGGACGCCCTCGCCTAGCCGTCGTGCGCGCCGACGCGAGGCGCGCGAACTTCCGCCACACGGGGCGTGGCGGCGGCGTCTTCGCGCACTTCGATCTGTGGAGGCGCTCGCGCCGCTCGCACGTCTTTCGCGGCGGTCTCTTTTCCCTCCCCGACCAAACATTCGACACCGCGAAGATTCCCACATTCTCCGGCACCGTCATCTCAGCCGTCGTGCCGACCATCCCGCCAGAGCATCGCCCGACACGCTCGCTCGCCGGTTATCAAATCCTCTTCGAGCCCGTGTGGGAAGACGTGCCGCACGATCCGTTTCTCACTCGGCATCTCTACGGATCGCTTTTCGTCATCGTCGCGGAGTGGGATTTGACGGAAGTCGAGCAGATGATCTTGCGGATGGTCGAAAGGGAAAGGGGTACGCGGTGAGTGAGAAGAAAAATAAGAGCTTCAACCTTGAGCCGGGCGATCTGCGCCAACGCTCGCCAAACTCGCCGATGCTCGAAGTCGTCGGAGAGGGCGCGGACGCATACCTCTGGATCGGCAACAACGCCGACGACGACAAGGCTTGCTACGCGACGCTCGGCGGGCGCGCCGACTTGCGGAAGCTCGCGCAGGAGATTCTCGCGCGACTCGACTCCGGCGACTCGACTCCCACGTAGCGCGGAATTTTATTTCAACTCTTTCTGCTTTTCGCGTATGGTAGTTGTCGGAGCGCACCGGCTCGCAAGGATTCTCCCTCTAACCCGCTTTGCAAGGAGACACCCTATGAGTCGCGCCCCGTCGGAAAACCGCGCCACACCCGCACGCCGCAACGAAGACGCACACCTTCGGGAGCTTGAGCGGCAGCTTCGCGCCTTCCTCGATTTCGCGACCGCTCACCCCCTCCACCACTTCTCGCCGGGCGCGCAAAAACTGATCGTCGAAGCTGTGCCCGTCGTCGAGCAGCTCGACGCGATTCGCTGCGTGACCCCCTCGAAGAAATAAAGCCCGCCCGCCGACTTATCCTTACCTCCAACGCGACGCGCCCGCGCGCGACTCTTAATTTTCGGAGCGAAGCCCGCGATGAACACCGCCACCGCCAGCCACAACCCTTCCCCCGCGCCCGCCACAACCCTTCCCCTTCGTTTCGAGACGACTGAGCAGCGCGCGCGCCGCTCCGAACGTGACCGCGCGCGCAAAATGCTGAAACGCGCGCAATCGCCCAACGCCGAGCGTCGCGAGCGTTACCTTGCCCTCGCCGCAGAGCTTGAATCGCTCGCATCAACCGCGCCGGATGAAACGACGCACGCGGAGTTGAACCGCGAGGTGTATCGCATCCGCTTGCGCGGCTCGCATTCAGAGGAAGCGTGCCGCGAATCGGTCTTCACTCACGTCTGTAAATCGGCAGTCGAGTTGTCGCGTAAAGAGATCGCAGAGGATGTCGGGTTGTCGGTCGAAGATGTGCAAGTCGCGCTCGATTATTTGACGAGCGCGGCGGTTGATGTCGTGGAGATTCTCACGCGGGGCGGGAAGGAAAACTGCGGTCGCAAAGGGACGGTGCTCTACTACCGCGCGCGACACTGATACCGTAATCATACTTATTATACATATAATAAGTATCAATTGACGCGCTCGACCCTCGTCGCAAATGGCGAGAAAAGTCGAGCGCGTTTCCGTTAATGCATACTAATGAAGATCGATCTACATCTATTCGCTGCTATATGAATTGATAAGTAAGTTTCATCCTTCCGCCTTCCGCCTTCATCCTTCAATTCGCGTGACCCCTCTCCGCTAATAAAAAATTCTCTTCGTCTAGTCTCGCTCGTGCAGTCGCGGCGGGCGGCGCATCCGTGCTGGCGACATTGCTTCGCAGCCATGCTTGTTCGCCCGCCGCGACCGCGCTGCCACAAACGAAGAGAGATCAAGCGATGCCAGACCCACGCCCGAAGAAGACAGCCACCGCCCCGCGACTCCCCGCCGTCTTGCGCGCCGTCGGGCTTCTCTCTCTTTCAGGCGTCGTCGCCTTCTCGACCTCCGTGTATCACGCGGGCTCGGCAGAAGCCGTGCGCGACTCGCGCATCACCGCCGTCGAGCAGAAGGTCACGACGCTCGACGAAAACGTTGTCCCGCGTCGCGAGCACGAGGCGCATTGGAAAGCGATTGAGGAGTCGCAGAAGTCAATTCAGACGGACGTGCGCGAGATGCGCGAGACGGAAAAGCAAATCCTCTTGAAGCTCACGAAATGAAGCGACTGAAAATCACAACGCAGACCATAGACGCGCTCGATTGGCAGCCCGTGTACGCCTCTATTGATTGCGACAGTTTGATCTTTACAAACTTGGGTAATGCTTCGCTCGACTTTCGCACGGACGAAGAGGACGCGGGCTCTTCCGTCTCGATTGTGGCGGGCGTCTCGCAGCCGTTCGCAATGTCATGGACGCGCGGGATTCGCTTTAGTGACGACTTCCGCTTTCACGCCGGCGATTGTGTCGGTTTCTTCAAAGCGGCGTCCGGCGTTGCGACCCTTAAAACCATCTTCATGCTGTGAACGCTTATGAGAATCAACATCAAAGGTAAAAACGTCTCGGCACTCGCACTGCGCGGGATGCTACGCAAAAGTGGCTTCGTCGTCTCGGAGGCGGGCGCGCTCCTCTCAGTCGCAATCGAAGAGAGCGAGACGGAGAGCTTCATCGTCGTTGACGGCGTTGACTCGGAGTTGGAACGCCTCGTCGTCAACTCGATTGCGGAGCTATCGTTGACGCCGATCCTCTTGCGTCGTGGCGGCTCACGTCAATCGAGCGATCACGAGATCGCGATCACAGTTCCGGCGCGCGACGCGGAGCGCATCGCTGTCGAGCGCGGAGTCTTGCGCGCCCTCATTCGCGCGAGCGAGCCGAAGAGCGTCGAAGCGTCGCGCGGGCGAGCGACGGGTCGCATCCGACGCTTCCTCGCTCGTTTCTTCGTCGTCCTCTTCGTCGGCACGGGCGTGCTTCTTGCGCCACAGGCGCACGCACAAGAGTTGACGGTGAATAGATCGAATGAAGCGGCGCAACTCTCGACACCCAAACCTTCACAGGCGCAAGCACTCGAAATCCGCGACCTGCAATTTCGTCAAGACAAGCTCTTGATCGAGGAGAAGAATTTAGAGATCGAATACGCCCGCGTCGGGCGTGAAGCGCGCGCGCTCGACTCGGAGATCGAGCGGGCGGTGCGCCGCGCGGCCGCCGCGCTCCACGTCTCTCTCGACGCCTACCGCTTCGACTTGGACGCGCTCTGTTTCGTGCCGCGCCCTGCATCGCCGAACCCTTCAATAAAACAGGAGAAGAAAAACTGATGAAAAACATTTCGCGCTTTTGTGCGCTCGCGTTATTCGCGCTCGTCTCTTTCGCTTCCGTCGCCGACGCGCAACTCGCGCAGTCGGGCGGCGGCGGAAGCTCGCTCACTTCGATCACGCTCGGCGGAAACTCCGTCACCGCGCTCGCGACCGGCGAGTTGAACACGAACCTTGCGCGCGTCGGAGGCTCAGCCGTCTCGACCGGCAACGGCGTCGCGGGCGTGGGCGTCCAGCGCGTCGCTATCGCCTCCGACAACACCGCCTTCTCAGTCAACGCGACTTTGCAGACCGGATCGAACTCAATCGGCAATGTCGGCTTGAACGCGGGCACGAACTTCATCGGCATGGTCGCGCCGAAAACGACCTGCGGCACGACGCCCGTTGATTCCGGCTTCGTCTCCGTCCCCTCAGCTTCAACCGTCGTCACGAACATGAGCGCGGCGACGTGCGCGGAGAAGATTCTCGTCTCTAACGTCACGGCTTCGCCCGTGACTTTTAATCTGACGGATAACGCGGGCACGCCGAATGGCTACATCACGAGCTTCTCCATTCCGGCAAATTCCAATCTCGTCTTCGATCTCGCCGGGATGAAATTCAGTGCCGGAATTAAGTGGTCTGCCGGATCAGCCTCCGCGCTCGTCGGTCAGATCGTCGGCTGGCAGTAAAGATGAAACGCACGCTCTTCACTTCCGCGCTCGCCTTGTGCGCCGCCATCGGACTCTTCTGCCCGACGGCGCGCGCGCAAGGTCTCGCCACGTCGGGCGCGAAGACGACTGACGCCGCGACGAGCGCGACCGGCTCGGCAGTGCCGACGAGCGCGAGTTACGCGGGCGTGCGCGAATCGTCTTCTCTCGCCGGGCTCATTCAATGCGACAAGAGCGCGCAAAGCGCGATCTCGACGGCGACGACGACGCAGCTCGTCGCCTTGAGCGGCTCGACGGTGATCTACGTCTGCGGCTTCACGATTGAGATTCAGGGTGTCGCGACGACGGCGGGAACGGCGCAGTTGAAGTATGGCACGGGGACGGCTTGCGCCACGTCGCCTGTCAGCATCACGCCAGATTTTATCGGCTCAATAACGGCGGGCACGCCGACCGTTATTAGTCAGGGCATCGGACTCGGCACGATCTTTCGCACCGTCGCGGGGCAAGCCCTGTGCGTCACGACGACGACAACGACCGTGCAGAAAGTTTTTATCAGCTACGCGCAGTTCTAAAAACCGAGATCAATGAAGCTCAACAAAAAACAGAAAGAGCATTTGCTCGCGCTCGTCGCCGAAGGCTTGCAATCTGACGAGATCAACCGTCGCGCCGCACGATTCAAGCCCGCGTATTCGGTCTCGCGCCAGCAAGTGGACTTCTACCGCGACTCACGAAAAGTGAAGCTCGACGAGTTGAAAGAGGCTTCCGAATCGGGCGCGCTCAAGTCCGGCTTTGCGCTGAAAGAGCGGCGCGTCGAAGTGCTCTCAGACATCGCGGAACGGATTTATCAGGACTTGCAAGGCGGCATCCGCGAGCGCGCGGCATTCGAGTTCAAGGAAGCTGAGATTAGACAGTTGCGCGGCGTCTTCGACGATCTCGCAAAGGAAGCGGGCGATAGAAAACAGAAGGTTGAACACTCAGACGACGCCGATGCGCCGCTCACGATTCGAGTTGAATACGAAGATGCTTAACGAGAGTTCACGACAAGTGATCGTGCGCTTGCCGCGTCTGCACGTCGCGCAAACGAAGATCGTCCGCGAGTCGCGGCGATTCAATATCGTTTGTTGCGGTCGCAGGTTCGGTAAATCCGTGCTCGGCATTGATCGCCTCGTGCGCCCCGCGCTCGAAGGAAAGTTCACCGCCTACTTTTGCCCGACCTACAAGATGCTCGCAGAGATTTGGCGGGAGACGCGCCGCGTCGTCAAGCCCGTGACGCGCAACGCGAACGCGACCGATCATCGGATCGAGCTGATCACGGGCGGCATCATTGATATGTGGTCGCTCGAAGCCATCGAGTCTGTGCGCGGTCGCAAGTATCACCGCGTCGTGCCCGACGAAGCCGCCATGTGCGCGAACCTCAAGGATGCTTGGCAAGAGGTCATCCGCCCGACGCTGACAGACTACGCGGGCGACGCTTGGTTTCTCTCGACACCCAAAGGCATCAACTTCTTCAAAGAGCTTTTTGATCGCGGACAAGACCCTTCGCGCGCGACTTACGCGAGTTGGCAGATGCCGACGCTCGCGAATCCTTACATCTTGCCGAGCGAAGTTGAAGCGGCGCGCATGGAATTGCCCGCGCAGGTCTTTCAGCAAGAATACCTCGCCGAGTTTTTACAAAACGAGGGCGCGGTCTTTCGCAACATCGAAGCGAACTTGACCGCGCCGCTTGCCGCGAAGCCGGACGATCACGCGGGACACCGGATCGTGATGGGCGTGGATTGGGCGCAGAAGAACGACTTTACTTGTCTCTCTGTTTTCTGTGCGACCTGCATGACCGAAGTCGAGCTTGATCGCTTTAATAAGATCGAGTTCGCGCACCAGCGCGGGCGACTCCGACGCGCTTACGATTTCTGGCGCGTCGCAGACGTGCTCGCCGAAGAGAATTCCATCGGCGCGCCGAACATCGAAGCCCTGATCGCGGAGGGCATTCGCGTCTTCGCCTTTTCTACGACCGCGCAGACCAAAGCCCCTCTCATTCAATCCCTCGCGCTCTCATTCGAGCGACGCGAAGCGCGCTGGCAAGACATTCCGGTCGCGACGGCTGAACTCGTCGCTTACGAATCCACGATCAACCCGACGACGGGGCGCGTGAGCTACAACGCGCCCGCAGGTCTCCACGACGACACCGTGATCGCGCGTGCGCTCGCGCGGCGCGCGGCGGAAAGCACGGGCGGGACGGCTGAAACGGGCGAGCCCCTTTGGTAAGGAGAAAAAATGAACATCGTTAATTCACTTCTCGGATATTTCGGCTACGGCAAACAGTCGCCGCAACTCGAAGAGGTCGCGCGCTTAAACATTTCCGCGCGCGCTCACCTGTACGTCGAAGGGCACGCGCCCAAGCAGCTCATCGTCAAGCAGGGCGCGGTTGACGATAACGTCCACGTCAACTACGCGCGCCTCGTCTTGGAAAAGAAAGTCGCCTTCCTCTTCAACGACGCTTTGAAGATCAGCATCGGCGCGGAAGGCGACACACGCGGCGCAGACTATCTCGAAGAGGTCTGGAATCAAGAGCAGCGCGACATTGATTTCATGGACATGGCGACTGACGGCGGCACGTCGGGCGATGTGTGGTTGAAGATCGCTATCGGCGCGGACGGCTCTCCGCGCGTCGTCGTCGGCGATCCTAACTGCTACACGGCAGAGACCGACCCCGATGATGTCTCGCAGGTGCTCACGTACCGTTGCGAGTATCAATCGAAAGACGCATCGGGGCGCAGCGTAGTCTTCCGCGAAGAGACCACGCCCGGCGCGGACGGCGAGAGTTGGCAGATTCAGCAGTATCACTCTTACGACGGCGGCAAGTCCTTCTCGCCCGTCGGCGATGGCGTGACGTGGAACTTCGCGTTCGCGCCTGTCTTCCACGCGAAGAACCTGCCGAAGTCGAAGAGCTTTTACGGGCGTCCCGATCTCACTCCCGACGTGCTGCATCTGTGCGACGCGCTCTCCCGCGTTGACTCTCTGTGCTCGAAGATCGTTCGCATCCACGCCAGCCCGAAACCTTACGGTCGCGGGTTGAAGAAGTCAGATATCGAGTGGGGCACGGACGGCATGATCTTCATGGGGTCGGGGTTGGGGAACGTGCAAGCCGAGATCGGGCTCTTGGAGATGAAGGGCGATCTTTCGGGCGCGCTCGCGCTGCGGAAAGTTTTGCGCGAAGGCTTGAGCGAGATTACGGGCGTGCCGGAAGTGGCGACGGGCAAGCTCGAATCAACGGGGCAGCTTTCAGGCGTGGCTCTGCAAATCATGTACTCGCCTTTGAGCGATCAGACGAAGGTCAAGCAGCGTCTCTACGGGAAGCTCATCAAGGATGTCGTCTCCGCGCTCATGGCAATCGGCGGCATCTCCGGCGCGGTCATGCTGCATTGGTCGAATCCTCTGCCCGTTGACGAGCGTGCGCAACTCGACGCGATGGAGGCGAAGAAGCGAATTGGGTTCTCAGAGAACACCGTGATCAAGGAACTCGGCGGCGATCCCGTGCACGAGGCGAAGATGCGCGAGACGGAGAGACAGGACGCGCAAGACGCCTTCAACGCGGGACACTCCGGCGCGCAACTCGGAACTGAATTGCTCGCCGCGTGAAGTGATGCCGCTTTGGTGACAGAGTGATGCCAGACGTTTACGAACAAGCGCAGGAGTTCAAAGCCCGATTGCTTCGCGGAGAGCGCGCGGCGTTGGGCGAACTCCTGCGCGCGTACCGACTGACAGTCGAGCGAGCGGAAGCGCGCATTAAAGACCTCACAGACCAGATCGAGAAATTTCAGGGTGAAGAAATTTCTTCATCGTGGCTCTACGAGCGCGGGCGACTCTCACAACTCAAGTTTGAGATTCAGATCGAGATCAACCGCTTCTCACAGGTCGCATCACTTCGCGTCGCGCGCGAGCAGCGCGCGGCAATCTCTCAAGCGAGTGAAGACGCGCAAGCGTTAATCGCCGCGAGCAACGGCGATGCCGTCTCAGTCCAATTAGGCACACTGAATGCGAATGCCGTCGTCGCGATGGCTGGTCACGCATCGGACGGCTCGTCTCTTCGTCAGTTGTTCGCGGCGCGCGGTGGCGTGGTCGCGCAGGGCGTAGCCGATGAACTCGTATCGGGTGTGGCGACTGGCGCATCGTTGCGCGTGATCGCGAGTCGCGTGCGTGACGTGCTCGGCTCAGACCTCGCACGCGCCTTGACCATCGGTCGCACTGAAATTCTCAGATCGTATCGCGCGGCAAGTTTAGAGACGTACAGGCGCGCGGGCTTCACACAATACCGTTGGCTCGCGGCGAAAGATTTGCGGACTTGCTTGATCTGTCTCGCGCTCGACGGATCGATCTGGTCTATCAATCAACCTTTCCCAGCGCACGTGAATTGTCGCTGCACGTTCGTTCCCGTCATCAACGGACAAGCGATGACTTACGAGACGGCTGCTGAATGGTTCGCCGCGCAGAGTGAGGGCGCGAAGCGCGAGATGCTCGGCGGGGCGTATGGAGCCTACGCGCAAGGGCGAATCACTTTGAAAGATTTTGTCGGATTCAAACAATCGGCGCGCTGGGGTCTGACGGCTTACAGGCGACCACTCGCAGAAATTCTTACAGACGTGAAGGAGTGAAATCAGATGGACGACGCAACGCAGACCACAACGCAGACGACGGACACGCCGCCCGCGTCCACTACCGCCACTTCCGGCGATGCTTCAGCAACGACAGCGACGCCCGCGACCACAGTCGCGACGACACCCGCCGCAGTCACCGTGCCCGACGGCTATGTGCCGAAGACCGAAGTCGAGAGCGAGCGCACGGCGCGCACTGAGGCTGAGACGCGCGCGACGGCGGCGGAAGCTCGCGCACGGAGCGCGGAGATCAAAGCGACCGCGCTCGCGCTTGGCTTCAACGACGCAAGCGACGCCGAGCGGTTCATCGGCGTGGACGCGACCGACATCGAAGCGGCTTTGAAGGAAGTGATCGAGAAGAAGTCGTATCTCGCGAAGCCGAGCGATCCCGTGCGACCGCCCGTCACGCCGACGAGCCCGACGAACCCCGCGCGCGCGACCACAGGTGCGACGACCTTCACGGCGGCGCAGATATCGGATCGCGCGTTCTGGTCGCAGAACCGCGACGCGATCATGCTCGCGATGAAGGAAGGTAGGATTCAGGGTTAGAAGAAGTGCGGCTGTTTCTTTCCGTAACAGGGGCTTGTGTGGAAAGGTAACAGTACGGTATAGTGCGGCGCATCACGAACGCTTATCAGTCATGTCGGGCTGATAAGCGTTCTTTCTTTTCCAACCATCCGCAAAGGAGCACCGCAAATGTCCACACCGATTGTTCGCTCGACCGCCGAGACCGCCGGATTTATTCCGCAAATCTGGGCGCAGCGCGCGCTCGACATCCTGCGCGCCAACATCGTTCTACTGAAACTCATCGCCCGCGACACGGACTATGAGCCGCAGCCGCAAGGCAAGACTCTGACGATCCCCTATCCGGGCACGTTCACCGCGCAGAAGAAGACGCAAGGGTCAAGCGCGACCATCCAGACGCCATCGGGCGGCTCAAGCGTCAACGTCACTCTGAGCGAACTCGCCTACGTGGACTTCGTGATCGAAGACTTCGCGCGCGTGCAGGCGTCGTCCGAACTGCTTGACCGCTACATCGAGCCCGCCGCCGTCGCCATCGCCGAGCAGATGGAAGCGGACTTGTTCACGCTCTACTCGTCAATGACGGGCGGAAGCGTCGGCACGTCGGGCACGGACATGACGCCCGCCGAGATTCGTCAAGCGGCGAAGCTCCTCGACGACGCGAAAGTGCCGATGTCGAATCGCTCGCTCGTCATCTCGTCGAAAGATCGCGTCGCCCTCTTAGGCAACACGGAACTCACGAGCTACTTCGCCTTCGCGCGTCCCGAAGGCGTGGCGCAAGGGTCTCTCGGAAACCTCTACGGTTTCGAGACCTTCATGTCGCAGCTCGTCCCCGCCGTCGCGGGCACTCCCGTCTCGACGAAGAACTTGGCTCTCCACAAGAACGCGATGATCTTGGCGACGCGCCCGTTGGGTGAGCCTGAGCCGACCACAGGCTTGCAGGCGTCGTCGCTCGTGGACAACGACTCCGGCATCGCGATCCGCGTGCTTCGCTCATACGACATGGCGGCGCGCGGTCATCGCATCGGCTTCGACGTGCTCTACGGCTACACGCCGCTTCGCACGAATCACGGCGTCATCGCGCTCTCGTAAGCGAGCCATGTGCTTCATCACGAACGCGGGTGGCGTGACGCATCACGTCTCGGAAGACGACTTCAATCGTCTTAACGCGACGCAAGGCTTTCGCGCCGCCACAGAGGAAGAGATCGCGAGTTGGAAAGCGCGGCATCTTCCGCCAGCCCCCGACGGTAACGCCGTCGAGACGGTGCTCCCGACGACGGGCGTCGAGACCAATAATCTTGACGCTCCGTCGGGGGGTCATCAATCATCCGCCTCCCCGCTAGAACAGTCGAGCACCGGCGACTTCGATGCGACTAACAGCCAACCTACAACTCGAAAGCCCGCTCCTGACTCAACCGCAGGCGTTGAGAAGCGCGCTCGCAAAAATCGTTCGCGAGACAGCGTTTGAGGTAGAGGCGGACATTAAAGAGCGAATGCGCTCTCCGAAGTCGGGGCGCACCTATCGTCGCGGCGTGCTCACACGAAAAGCCACGAAGGGTACGCGCTCTCTCGGCTTACGTGAGCGCACGACGAAATCAGGCGCGCGTCTGGCGATAGTTGGATCGCGCATTCACCGCGCGAGCGCGCCCGGCGAAGCTCCCGCCGTTGACACGGGACAGTTGATCAATTCGATCTCAACTCAAGTTGACGATCTTCATGCGTCCGTCTCGACGCCTTTGCAGAAAGCGATCTGGCTCGAAGAGGGGACGCGCAAAATTGCGCCGCGTCCTTCATTCGAGCCTGCGGCGACCGATGCGCGCGAGAAGTTTGAAGCGCGTTGCGACGCAGCGGTGAAGGAGTTGCTATGACGGACTACGCAGATATCAACACGCTCATTCAAGGGTATCTGCCCGCCGTCACGAACGACGACGACAAGGCGGCACTGTCGGGCATGATCACGCGCGCGTCGCGCGCGATTGACACGCGCACGCGCCGCCACAGTGACGCCTTCGCTCCCGCGCCGAATTCGACCTCCGATCAAATCATCTATGGCGCGGGCACTGCCGTTTTGCTCACGCCCGAATACGTCGAGGGCACGGTCTCGGCAGTCGTCGCGCCGCAGGGCTATATGCCGGAGAGTTACGTCGAGTTCCGACGACGCGAAGTCTCGACGGGCGTGCTTCGGGTCGGGCTTCACACCGCGACGACGGACGGCATTCGCACGCCGCGTGTCGCGTGGAAGTCGGGTGTGCCCTTCACCGTCACGGCGCGCTGGGGATTTCTCTCGACGCCAGCCGAGATCACGGAAGCGACCTTGAAGCTCGTGCGCGTGTGGTGGCGGCAACAAACGGGCGAAGTGTCGGGCACGACGGCTGAGTTGAATGCGGCGCGCTATCCAGAGCGCGGCTTCCCGAAAGAGGTTGACGAGTTGATCGCGCCCTACGTCTTGGAAGATGTCGAGCACGACGAAGAGGCAGGGACGATTGAGCGCGGCGAGCTGCTCGACGTTGACCATCTCCCTTGGCGCGATCCGTTCACAGGCGGCGGAGGATACCGTTTCTAAGTCATGCCTATCTTGCCAACCGACGAGGTTCAAGTTGAGAAGATCACGCGCACCGGTCTCGTCGCGCTCTTCACGGGCATCGTCGGCTTGCCGCACGTCTTAGACCACGCGACCTACGTCGAAGGCGAAGCCGAGTACGTCAGACAGTTTGGCTACAAGCATCCCGACACGAACAAGACTGAGTATCGCCTGCTCGAAATAGTTTTCGGCGACTTCAAAGATTTAGATCAGGGCTGCGACGACAATCCCACTTACCAACTTCTCTACACGATCAATCTTTTAGTGCAGCACGCGCCGATGCGCGCAAACGCCGAGACACCGACCTCTTCAACAGATGATTTCGCGCGCTTCATCATGACGCTTCGTCGCAAAGTCTTATCGGGGCGGAAAGTCGCGGGCTACGATCAGCTCTACGCCAACAACTTGAAGCCGCAAGCATCTCGTTTCGGCGCGGACGATGAACTGAGCTTGCGCGCCGCGCACTTCGCCTCTTTCCTGCTCGCCGTCGAAGTGACGCCGAGTCCACTAACTTAAAGTGAGGTACATCCGTCATGCCGACTCCAAACACTTTCAAGCAGTCAAAAGTCTTCGTCGCCTACTCGCCCGTCGCCGCCGTGCAAGCCGCGTTGGGGACTGCGCTCGACGAAGCCCTCTTGACCGCGCGCCTCAATCTCCCGCTCGGAAATAAACCGTTGCCTTCGCGCCGCGTCACGCGCGACGACATTCGCGACTGCACGGGCAGGTATTTGATCGGGCGTCGTCTCACGTCGCGTCTCGCCCTGTGGACGCTCACGCTCGAACAGGTTGACGCGCGACTCGCCGCGATCTTCCTCGCGTGGGCGCAAGGCGACGCAGCAGCAGTGACGGGCTCAGGTGCGCCCTACACGGAAGCCATCACGCGGCGCGCAAGCGATCAACTCTCCGCGACATCGTTCATCGTCGGCGCGGAAGATAGTGATGAGCCAGCCGAGTTGTACAAGGACATGATCTTGAACACGCTCGACATCGAAGCGACCATCCGAGGGAAGGTCACGATGCGCGCGAACTTTATCGGCTCGGCAAACGTCGCCGTCGTCCCTTCATACACGCCGCCCGCGTGCGGCAACCTCGTGGCTCTGTACGCGCAGGATTGTCAGTTGCTTGTCGGAGGCGTGGACTACACGAGCGATCTCAGACAGTTCCACTACGCCTACAACAACAACCTCGCGGCGAACGACGACCCGTTCCCCTTCGACGCGATTGATCTCGTCAGGCTTGAGCGAAGCGAGCAGGGCGAAACGTCGCAGCTCACGTTCGGCGTCTATGGCACGAAGACGCACGCGCTCTACGGGCACGCTTTCGCCGAAGACGTGCTGGCACTCGCGTTGCGGCTGGGTTCGGCGACAGAGGGCACGTCCATCATCGCGCTGGGCGCGCAAGTAACACTCGGCGAGCCACCCGTAGGTTACGCGGGCGAGGCGAATCGCTCAGTCGTCAACGTCGAAGCCTCCCCGTTCAGCGTGTCGGGGGCGAAGCCCGATCACGTCAACTATGTTGGCGCGTCGAGTCCGCGTCTGCTCGTCGCGGCGTAAGAGCCCTTTCAACTTTTCCACATCTTTTCAACCGGAGGAAAACCGCTGATGAGTAGCACGCAACCCGCCGATAACACCTTCATCCGCGACCGTCTCACGACACTCGAAGACGAGATCGTGAAGTTACGCGACCGACTCGAAACCGCGCTCGCGCCCTCGCCGCCTTCGACTGAGACGACGGCTGTAAAGTCATCTAGCCGCTCGCACATCGCGGGGCGTTTGGAGAGCTTGATCGACAACGTTCGTGACTTAACTGCGCGCCTCGAAATTTGACGCGCTTTGACGCTGCACGCTCGCCGGAAATGGCGATAGGTGTAGTCACTGTAAGGAGGAAACGATGTCGGTCTTGAGAGCAAAGATGCGCGTCGCGGACGTCGCGCAGATCAAGAACCCCGACGGCTCGACGAGCCAAGAGCGCGTGAAATTGTCCGCCGTGTCTGGCGATGAAGGGACGGACAACGCGCAGTGGTCGAAGTGGACGCCCCAAGCGAGCTTCGACATCACGATCAACAACCCTAACGCCTTCGGCAAGCTCGCGAGCGGTCACGAATATTTCGTTGACTTCACGCCCGCCGAAGCTGAGTAGGCGCAGTAATCAATCCGGTACTGCATCGCTGAAACTGACGAGCATCGAGGCTCGCCACTTCCGGCGATGGAGCACCGCAAAACTTTTTCGGAGGTTCAATCGTGGGAGACGTTTTGAAGTTCAGCAAACGGAGCTACCAGCCGGAAGTCGCAATCGTCGTGCGCCACGCTTGGTATCCAGATTCACCGTTCACTTTCTTCTTTCCGAAAGTCTTGCCTCAGTGCGCACTCAACGCCGAAAAGACCTACTTCGGATTGACGGACGCGGAAGGGAAGGACGCGGCGCGCAAGGCGTTGATTGAAGTCGTCGCGTTGATGTCTCTGCGCGCGCCGGAGGGCTTCGACGACTTCGCGACCGTCGTCGCGCCGTCGTTCGTTGAACGCATCCGCACTTACTTCGACGATCCTTCCATGCCGGAGCTTGAGCAGATCATCGTCGCCGCGTGGACGGCGTACAAGCAAGGAGCGCGCCCCAGCGCGTATTTGAAAAGCCTTTCAGACAATGGCGCGGGAAGTGGTCAACCTTCATCAGTTCCTAAACAAACTGAATCCGGCGTTTGACGACTGCCCGCGCCTCTGCGCGCTCGAAGACGGCAGAGAGCGCGAGAGTTTTTGCGACAACTGCGACGCGAAAGCTCAATACGAATTCTTCGAGCGGTCTTTCGAGCATGAATCACAAAAGCAAAGCCTCTCGAAAGATTATTCGTTCTCGCGCCTCTACCGTGATGTGTCGCGCGTCATGGCGGTGAACTTCGAGCACAGGCGCGGCTACCCGAAAGGGTGCTCGGCTGTGGAGGCGCAACTGCTCGACATCGTTCGCTACGAGATGTCGCGCCCCGCGCGCGCGGCGAATTACGAGCTTGATCAGAAGCTCAAGAACAGGGGCGAGACGTGAGACTCGAAACGATCATCTTGTCGGGCAATGCGCGCGATAGGCGCAAACTTTTACGCGCGCGCCGACGCGCAATTCTCGCCGCGCATCCGCAGGCTGTATTCCGCCGTCGTGATCGCGGTCGCGTAGAAGTCCATTTGTCCATGCCCGCGACGCACAAGCGCAATGGCTAACAGGCTCGAAGTCAGTATTGACGTGACGCGCGAAGAGGCGGCATCCGCTTCCTTCGCCAATGTCGCGCGCTCTGCGGAAGCCGCCACCGCCGCCGTCAACGCGGGCGCGGCAGAGCTATCGCCAGCAGCAGCCGCAATCGAGCGCGATCTTTTGAAGATGGGCGTCGGCGCGGAGGTCGCGAGAAAAGCCGCGCAGCAGTTCGCAGCGACGACTGTCGAAGCGTCGGCGACGGCGGTTAAGGCTTACGAGCGTGAGGCGGTCGCGGCTGAACTCTCGGCGAAGCAGCAACTTGCGGCTGCCGCGTCGTTGCAGCGTCAACGCAGCTCCGCTCTCATTCAACAGGCGCGGGAAGAGGAGCGCGCGGCACTACGCGCGGCGGAAGGCGCGCCGATCTCTGCTTTCGGTCTGCGACGTGCGATCACGACGGGGGCGCAGGCGGCGGGGTTGCCGGGCGAAGTGGGCGCGCTCGGCGGGTTGGGCGCGTTCGGCGGACCCATCGCGTTAATCGGCGGTGCGCTCGCCGCAGTCGCCGCCGTGCGAGAGTTGATCACGCTCGACGCCGAAGCGCAGAAAAGCCAGATCGATCTCGCGCTCGCGGCGCGCGACACGGGGCAGAGCTTTGGAGAGTTGAGTGCGGATGCTGAGACTTTCCGCGCCTCGATCATCGGCACGCGCGAAGATGCGAACACGCTCGCGGGCGCGCTCGGCGATCTGCAAGCACGCACGGGCAATGTTTTCAACTCTCAAGACCTCGCTCAAAGCCTCTCCACGATCACGACGGCGCGCGGACTCGACGCGAAGGACGCAGCGAAGTTGATCGAGGGCGTCGGGCGTGGCGATAAGGGAGCGTTTGAAGCTCTGACGAATCGCAGCGCGGAGCTTGCGCTCGACGCTTACGCGCGCTCGGTAGGGACGACGACCGCGCGGCTCACGCAGATGCAGCGCGCGCAAGCCTTAGTCTCTGCGGCGATGCAGGAGAGCGCGAAATATACCGACCTCGCGGCGGCGCGCGTGGACTCTCTCGACGGGCGGCTGTCGAAGTTCAAATCGGACGTGACGGACGCGCTCTCACAAGGCGGCGTGCCCTACCTCTTAGGGCTGCTCGCCTCTGGCGGCGATCCGACGAAGGCGGCTGGCATCGGACTGCAACTGAGCGTCCAGCGCGCGGTGGAAGGTGTGGGCGCGGGCGCGAAGGCTTCGGCGGGCGGATCGGTCACGACCGACGCACAAGACGCCGCGCGACAAGAGGCTCGGCGCGCGCAGCTCGAAGAGGGGTTGCGCCGCTTTCAAGAGCAGAATTTCGGCGCGGGCACGGAGGGCGTGCAGGCGAGACTCGCGGCGGCGCGCGAGCTGCAAGCGCGTTTCGAGTCGGTGAAGGCTTCAATCTCGACTGACGATGCCGAAAGGTTCGGTCATCAGATCGCGGAGTCGCTCAAGAGCGCGAATCACCAGCTCGACGAGATGATCGATCACGCGCGCGATCAAGTTCCCGCCGCGCTCACAACGCTTGCCGCACGACTCGACCGCGATAACCCCTTCGTCAAATTGGGACTCGAAGGCGAGCAGCGCATCTCTGCTTTGCGAAAACAGTTCGCCCCGCTCGGCGATGATTTTGTCGAGCAGATGGTCAGGATGGAGCGGGCGGCTACGGCGGTAGATGCCGCCACACTGCGCTTCAATTCGCGTCTGACGGCTTTGCGCGATCATCAGGAAGCCGAGAGGCTCAGGCAGCCCTTCGTCGGCTTGACGGGCGCGGAAGAGCGCAGCAGCGCGACGGCTGCGGCGCGCGGCAACTTCGCGCTCTCAGGCGTCGCGGGTCGCGAGCAAGCGAACGCCCTTCGCGCCGGATTCGCGCGCGTCGATCCAAACTTCCTCGCGACGCAGCAATTCAATGAGTTGTTGCGACAAGAGCGCGAGATGAGCGGCTTGACGGGCGGCGCGGCTAAGGCGGCAAAAGCGGAGTTCGATAAGCGGTTCGAGCAGATTTACAACTCGCTCTCACCCGACCAGCAGGCGCGGGTCGCGCGCGATCCGTCGCTCGCGGTTTCCAACCGTCGCTTTCAATCGGCGTTCGCGGGCGATGCTGCGCGGTCGCAAAAAGAGATTGCCGATTCGATTGAGCGCGAGCGCGCGGGCAATCAACTGCAAGCGAACGCGCGCGAGCAGTTGCAACTCTTCAATCAATCCGGCTTGCCGACGGACGAAAAGCTAAAACAGTTTCTCGCGATCACGGGCACGCTCTCCGATAAAGAGTTGACGGGCGATCTTCGCATCGCGCGTGCGCGCGCGCTCGACGAGTCGGCGCGGCGCGAGGCGGGCAGAGAAGGCGCGGCGGATAATCTCGTCAAGGCGTTGACGGCGATCATCACGGGGAAGGGTTTGAAGATTGACGGAGACATCGGCTTGAACTTCAATGTGAAAGACGATCTCACGGTCGCGCCGGATTTAGGCTCGACGCCGAAACCCGAAGCGTCGGATGGACAGTAGGGAGAGTCAATTCTAAATGCCGCTTTCTTCCGAGCGTTACTACGTCGGCTCAGTCTCCGACTCGACGACGACAATCTTTTTGTCGAGCGACATGACGAACGCAGGCGTGCCCGCGAAAATTGAGCTTTCCGGCGAAGACGCATTCGACGACATCACGGGCGAGACCGTGACGGAAGCGTCGGACGGCAACATTCACACGCAAGCGATCATCGCGGGTGTGGTCGGCGTGAGATTCGAGATCAAGATTCTCTTTTGTCCTGAAGCTCTCTTCGCCGCGCTCGTCTCCATGCTCGAAGGCACGCGCGGCACGAACGCGAGCGTGCGTGTCCATCTCACTTCCGTCAAGCGCGAGATAGACGTGCAGGCAATCGCGAATGGTAACGGCTGGCTCTCAACGGGCAAATTCTCCGGCTCAGTAATTCAGGATGTTGTGACGAGGTTAATCAGTACCGGCGCGGGAGGCGCATAACGACGATGGCTGACAAGTCAACATATTTGAGCAACCACTTGCTCGATCATCTACTCGGCGGACCCGACTTCGCGCGCCCCGCAACCGTCTATGTCGCGCTCTTTACCTCCGCGCCGGGCGCGGGCGGCGGCGGCACGGAAGTCTCAGGCGGCTCTTACGCGAGAGTCGCCGTCACGAACAACGCGACGAACTTTCCCGCAGCGTCGGGGGCGTCGAAGTCGAACGCGACGGCGATCACGTTTCCAGCCGCAACCGCCGGATGGGGAAGCGTCTCGCACTACGGGCTCTTCGACGCGCTCACGGGCGGCAACCTCTTGAAGTTCGCTCCGATCCTCGTCGCCGGAGTCGCGACGCCGCGCACGGTCGCGTCAGGCGATCAACCCTCCTTCGGCGTCGGCGATCTGGTCTTCAACGAGAGTTAAGGAGTCGCCCATGCTGCAATACGCCGTCTTGCAGGTCGCGCGCGAAGTCTCCGCGCCCGCGACATCAATCGCCCGCGTGCGCTCGCCGCTCGCGGGAAACATCACGCGCGTCGAGGTTTCGACGGAGAGCGCGAACGGCGCGGGCGTCGCCACCTTCGACGTGAATGTGAACGGCACAAGCATTTTCACTTCGACGGGGCATCGCCCTTCGCTCGCGTCCGGCGCGAGCGAAGGCTTCACGACGAGCGTTGATGCGCCTTCGGTTGCGCGTGGCGATCTCGTGACGATAGATGCCGCGACGATTCCGGCGGGCGGCTTTGCGGCGATGACGCTCACCGTCACCGTCACGATTGACGATGGGATCGCGACAACACTTTCTGGCGATGCCTCCGGCGCGTTCTCTGCTAACACCGTCACAAAAGTTCAGGGCAACGCCGTTGATGCAACCGCGCCGACGCACGAGCAGGCTTACGTCTGGTCGCAGTTTGCGGCATCGTTCGTCGCGCGAAACCTCACGCTCACGCACGACGACATCATCGCCGATCTCTATTGGGGCGCGCTCGCGCGCGTGACGACGAGCGCGGAGTTGACGGCGGCACGCGGCGACTTCCTCACAAACATTGATGCGTCGGGCGTCGCAGGATTGATCGCGGAAGTTCAATCGCTCGGTCACACGCTCTTCACGGGAAGCGAATACATCGCGCGCGCGCGCACCGACGCGCAGTTCGTCTCCGATCTCTTTCAAGCTTACTTGGGTCGCAATCCCGCGTCGGCGGAAGTGACGACATGGACGACGTATCTTGCGACGCACACGCGCGCGCAGACCGACGCTGCCGTTTCCGCCGCGTCGGAAGTGACGACGATTCGTTTGCGTCGCGTGGTCTCTTCGTCGAATCGGGGCGTGAATCCGATGACGACGCTCGGAGACTTCATCGCGGGCGGCGCGGCGGGCGCGGAAGGTAGGATCGGGATCGGCTCTGCCGGGCAAGTGCTGACAGTCGTCTCCGGCTCTCCGGCGTGGGCGACTCCGACGGCGGTTGGCATGGCGAACCCGATGACGGCATCGGGCGACATCATCTACGGCGGGACGGCGGGCGCAGCGCAACGGCTCGCCAAAGGCAGTGATGGTCAAATCCTCACGCTCGCCTCTGGTCTCCCAGCGTGGGCTGCCGCCGCGTCGGGAGCGGTCGCGCCCTTCACCTCCTCGCACCCTGACGCGCACCCGTCGAGCGCGAACGCGGCGGACGACGAGTTCGACGGCTCGTCGCTCGACACGGCGGGCACGCGCACGTCAGGCGCAACCGCGTGGGCGTGGGTCAATCAGGGAAGCGTGCTCTTGAGCTACTCGCAGAGTCACGCGATGCTCAAGCGCGCCGCCTCGAACTCGGCGAATAACGTCTCGTCAATCGTGCAGTCGCTGCCTTCGCAGACCTTCAAGTACAGGTGCAAGATGTCGTTCGCGACGAAGAACGCCGACAACATGGCGGGGCTCGTCTTGAGAGATTCGGCGTCATCGAAGCTCATCATGTTTCAGTGGTATTCGGGCTCGTCGCCGACTTTGAAGGTGCAGCAGTACACGAACAACACGACTACGGGGACGACATCGCAGTCCGTCAACTGCATGGATGCGACGCTCTACTTGGAGATCGAGCAGGACGCGACGAATCGTTACTACCGCTTCTCTTTCAACGGCGTCGAAGGATCGTTTAACGAGATATTGAGCGAGACGAAGACGGCTTTTCTCACGCCCGATCAAATAGGGCTCGCGCTCAACCCTTTCAGCGCGCCCTGCATCGCCGCGTTCGATTGGTTCAGGCGCATTAGCTGATGTCGATCTTCTTTCCCGTCGGCGGCTCAACGGTCATCGCCCTCGAAGCCTCCTCAGAGGGGATGGGCGACTCGCTGGCAACGCTTCGCTTCGCACCGCTCTCTCTGCACGCGCTCTCGACGGGCGAATCAATCAGTCTCGCGACTCTCAACGCTTCAATCGATCTGCGCGCGCACTCGACGGGCGAGTCGTCGAGTCTAGCGACTCTCCGTGTCGCCAACCGATTGCGCGCACAATCGTCGGGCGAGGGCGCAAGTCTCGCGACTCTTCGCGAGTTGCTGCGCTTCGCAGCGTCGGGCGCAGGCAACGGTTTCTCACTCGCGACATTGCGACTGAATGCGGCGGGCACGCCCTCGCTCGAAGCTCAATCGTCGGGCGAGTCGTCGAGTCTAGCGACACTCGGCGTGCGCGTGCGGCTCGTCGCGATCTCCGCAGGCGAGGGCGACTCTTTCGCCTCTCTCGCGGGCACTGCCGCGCTCGATTACGGCTTCACGTTCTTCGTGACCGTCTTGCCCCTCGCCCTTCAATCTTCCTCACGTCGCACTTATCGCGCGCGCTTGCAGGCAGACGGCGCGGAGCTGCCCATTACGCGCTTTGACTTGAGCGCGCCCGAAAATTCTATCGGCGCAAGTCTCACGCCGACGCTCGCCACGCCCGATCCCGCGTTTCTTTCGACGACGAGTCTCTTCACGCTCGCCCTCGGAGTCTTCGACGGCACATCTTTCTCATTCGTCAATTTACTGACAGGCGGAAAGCTCTCCGCGCGCGCTCTCTCAATCGGCTTACGAGATCGTCGCCCGACCGATGCCGCGACTTGCACGGTGATTGATGCGCTCGCGGACAGGTGGCAGCTTGCCCCGCCACGTCCAACGACACTCGAAGGCGCGGGCAGCTTCGACGCTGGCGACGCGACGGAGGGCGTAGATTCGATTCACGACGAGCGCGGCGTCGCAGTGTTGCCCCTGCACGTGCCCGTCGCCAACCTCACGCTGCACGAGGCGCTCAGGCGCGCTTACGTGGTGGGCTGCGGCTTCGCTGCGGTCGTGACGAACATCCCCGACTATCGCTTGTCGCGCGTGAACTTCTCCATCTCGGCGGGCTACCACGAGTCGGTGCGCTCACTTCTCGCGCTTTATGAACCCGTGTATGCGACTGTGGGTAACACGCTCTGGATTATCGATCCCGATGAAGTCATCAACGCGGGCGCGCCAGCTTATCAACTCCCGCTCTCGGCGGTCGTGACGGTGAAGGACTCTCAAGCGCAGCGACAAATAGTTGATGCCGTTGTGGTCTCCTATCAAGAGAATGTGAGCGATGCGGAGATCGTGACGGGCGAGCGGTTTGAAGAGGAGACGGCGACGGCGGGGACGTTTGGCGAAGTGGGCTACACGGAGACTTTGAGTCGCAGGCGCATCAGGCAATACGCGCGAACTGTTGCGCCGACAATCGTGACGCGCGAAGAGGCAGTTGATGTGACGACGCTCGTGCATGATTACTTGGGCGTGCTCATTCATCGCGAGGCGCAAACCGACCAGACAGATTCGCTAGGGCGAAAGGTCGGGCACACGCGCACAGTGGAGTCGCTCGTGCCGCAACTCTCCGACGGCACGCTACTATTGCAGACGACGGAGCGCGAGACGTGCGCCGTCACCTATCGCCCGCATCCGACCGATCCGCGCCGCTACGTGCAGGACACTTCGACGACTTTCGTCGAAGGATTGATCTTAGCCGACGCCGACAATCCTTATCGCGGCGAGCCGTTCAAGCTCCCGATGACGGACGCGCACCGAAACGGCATCGTTGACCCGACTGCTTCGCAGTCAACCGACTTCGTTGCGATCCGAACGACGACGGAAAGTTTGCGCGTGCGCTCGGATGGTCAACTCGACGTGGCGGTCGTCGTCATTGATCATCTCGCCAACACGACGCAGAGATCGAGCGCGCAAGCTCGCGTCGGAGAGATCAGTTTCGACGCGACGCGCCAGCGCACGCGGCGCGTGATCGTGAGACTGCCGGGTGCGACGACGAGCACGCGCCGCGTCGTCGAACTCTCGGCGGGCGAAGTGCCGCGCGCCGAGGCGTTGCGCCTTGCGCGTCGCAAGCTCGCGCGCTTGAACACGCCGCCGCGCAGAGTTTCGATTCAACTGCCCTCTGTTGACTTCGCGATTCGTCGCGGTCAAATCGTGCAGGCGTTTAATCGCACGGGCGCAAGCGGCACGTTTATCGTCACGGGCTACTCGATCACGGGCGAGAAGCTGGGGAGTCGCGATCAGTTGATCACAATGAACTTGGACGCGATTCAATTAACGGCGGGGCTCTAGAGTGAGGAGAAAACTATGATTGAACTTCATGTGCATTTCCAGAGCGGCGTTTGGGGCGTCTCGATTCGCGAGCGCGGGAAGATGGATCGCTTCGTCACGTATCCGGCATGGGATAAGCGCGTCGCTTTGAGTTACGCGAAAGCGGAGGCTAAGAATTATCGCCCTGCGCGTGTCGTCGTGCATGACAAGGCGGGCGCGATTCAGAACAAACTCGATTTCGAGTGAGAGAGGAGAAAAGATGATTCCAGAACGCAACCTTAATTCACCTTTGCGGCGCATGGTTGATGAGCGCGGTGTGACCGCCGTGCTCAAAGAACTAACAGAGATCGTTGACGAGCTTAATTCACCTTTGCGGCGCATGGTTGATGAGCGCGGTGTGACCGCCGTGCTCAAAGAACTAACAGAGATCGTTGACGAGTTGGACGCGGGCGGCGAGTGGCGTGGCGTCTCTAATAACCTTGAACGCGCACACATTCTATCACGCGAGGTTGAGGCGCAACTTGAATCGGAAGTTTGAATTTCGATGAAAACTTGCTGGTGTTGCGGCGGGGACTCAGGCGGTTGCGGCTGCGCGCGCTCGCGCTGCGAGCGGTGCTTCAACTGCACACGATGTTGTCTGTGCGACGACGAGGAAGGCGAGGACGAAGAAGATGCCGACGGTGACTGACACGCTGGGAAACCCTCTGACGCACGTCGCGCTCGTCATGTCGCCCCTCTCTGATTCGAGTGTCGTCGTCGCGCGCGTCGAGTGTCGTGCGGGTCTCTTCCTCGCCGCCACGTCGGAAGGCGCGGCGCGCGTGCTGGCTCGTCGCACAGGCTCAGGCAGCCCGTTTGTTGACCTCTCCACGTCGCCGATCTCTTTGACGGAATTTGACGGCACGACGCAAAGTTTCGACTTCAAAGTCAGCGCGGGCGCGGTCTCTGCAATCGAGCGCGATGCGTTGAGCGTGCGTGTCACGTTCGCGCCATGAGGACGAAGAAGATGGAAGAGGTGAAAGTTTTTCTGACGGAGCGCGAGATCGGCGGACACCTCTACGGCGAGCACATCTGCGCGCGCAGTTTGGCTGAGGCGCAAGAGTTTGCGGCGCGCGCGGGCGTGCGACTACTCGGCGAGTTGGAGGAGACGCTCTGCGCGAACTGCCTCGCGCGCATCGGCGGCTCTGCCCCGACGACTTCGCCGAACGATTGGGACGAAACGATTGATGCGTAAGTGAGCGATGAAAAGAAAAAAGTTTCGAGCGGCACGACGAAGACCATCACGCTTCGACGTAAGGGAAAGAGCGCGCCCACGCAAATTGCGACCGCGCAGCCGAAGCGCGGCATCGTTCCCGTTGACGACGAGTCGGCGCGCTACCTCAGACGCGGAAAACCTCTCGTCACCTTCTACGATCTCGGCACGCGCCTCCGTAGCGTCGAGACGGAATCCGATTCGCTCTTTCTACTCGACGCAAACGAATCCGCGCCCGCGCCGCACGATGGCTACATCAACGAATACGTCGAGCTGCGCTTAGAGTCGCCCGCGCTTCTTTCGACGAACGACGACGGCTCACTCGCGCTCACGCGCAGCGAAAAGATCGCGGCGGGCGAGTGGTCGCGCTTTCTCGCTCTACTACTTGGCTCGCGCGCCGACCCTTCGCACGTCACGTTTGATCCGTTCGGCACGACGAAGGCGAACGGATCGGGGCGCACCTTGCCGAACGTGATGCCGATCCCGTTTCCCGCCGTCTGGAATTTCGAGCTTGCCTTGCGCTTCAAATACGCCGACGCGAGCGTGAAGACATATGCGATAGATGACCGGGACGGCTTGCGCCCTGCGGAGTGGCAGCCGCCCGTCGAGACACCTTCGGGCGAGCATTGGAATGCGATCAATCTCTCAGACGAGACGGCGCAACACGAAGGGAAGCTGAAACCGAAGGCGAGCGAATTAAAGAACCTCGCGTCGCTGAAACTCACATCGCCGACGCTTTTCTACGAAGCCTTCGACACCGCCGACGTAAACGTGAAGGTCACAAGCGAGCCGTCGCCTTCGGCTGCGGCGGTCGCGTTCCCTTCGTCGTTCAAAAGTTTGCGCGTCTATCTCGTGCCGCGCGTTGCCGTGATGTTTCGGCAGACCGCGCGCACGCGGCACGAGAATTGGTCGGGCACGGTCTCAGGCTCTTCCACATCTTCGACGGCGACGGCGATCTCGACGGCGTATCAGGGATTCTTCGCCGAGCGGATGCCGATTCATAGCTGGGCGCGGCTTCATTCAAATACTTGGGGCACGGTCTTTCGTCTGACGGGCGCGGAAGATCAAGCCATGCGCGCATTCAATAAAGTCTTCGACCGCTCAAACATTTTCACGACGCGCACGCTCGTCGAAACACGCCTGCACACGAACCTTCACGCGGGCGACGACGTTTCGGTCGCATTCGAGTCGGGCGCGTGGAGTGCCTCCGATCTCGACGCGCGCAACGCTACGGCTCTCACAGCCGCGCTCTCCGCTTCGGTCTCTGGACTCGTCGAGAGTTCGCAGACGGACACGGACACGGTATCCGCTCCGGCGCAGGGGCAGCTCGAAGCCGACGCCGCGCGTGGCATCCCTTCCGGCACGCTCGTCGCCGCGCTCGCCGATGGCGCGCGTGTTTTCTATGTGTGGAATATGGAAGATGATCGGATCGGCGCGGGCTACCGCGTGCTCTCACTCCGCGTCTGAACCCCCGACGCTTGACAGCATCGCTCGAAGTGACGATAATCGCCGGCGCGTGATCATCTCGCCAGATTCGGCGAGGGTCGAGCTTTGACGCTCAAGCGCGCATCTCCATTTCTGGCGAGGCTTCAGGTATGCAATACGCGGGCGGTAAGAACGGGGCGGGCGTCTATCAATCAATCATCAATTTGATGCCGCCGCATCGCGTCTATATCGAGCCGTTCTTAGGATCGGGCGCGGTCTTGCGGATGAAGCGACCCGCGAAAGTTAATATCGGCGTTGACGCCGACGCGCGCGCAATCGAGACGCTCAGGCTTGAGCTGGCATCGTCGAATCCGGCGAGCCTGCAAAAGCTGCTCGCATCGCTGAAACTGACGGTAGGCTCCGGTATCGAATTCTTGCGCGCCTACCCGTTTCGTGGCGACGAGTTGTGCTACATCGATCCGCCCTACCTCTTCGACGTGCGATCTTCCAAACGGCGAATCTACGCGCACGAGTTCGGGACCGAAGAAGAGCACGCGGAATTACTACGCCTCGTCGTGACTCTTCCTTGCATGGTCATGCTCTCAGGCTACCGTTCGGAGTTTTACGACCGCACACTCTGGAAGTGGCGGCGCGCACAGTTTCAGACGACGAACCGCGCCGGCGCGCGCACGCTCGAAGTCGTGTGGATGAACTTCCCCGCGCCATTGGAGCTTCACGATTACAGATTTTTAGGAAAGGGCTTTAGAGAGCGCGAGCGCATCAAGCGAAAGCGCGAGCGTTGGAAAGCGAAGTTGCTGCGGATGCCGCAGCTTGAGCGGCACGCGATTCTCTCAGCCGTCGCGGAGCTTCGCGCGGGACCGCCACGCCAGATGTAGCGATGCGATCCTTCGAGTGGATCGTCACTTCCGGCGAGGGCGGCAGCCGAACATTTCCGACCAATGCGGCGAGCGTCCATTTCCCGCCGACCAGCCCGAAACCTCTCTTGAGATTGTCAATTGCGTCGGGCGCGGTGTACCGTGCTCGTCGTAATCAATAGTCTGAGGGGTCGAAAAGCGGAAAACGAACCGAAGGCGCGGGTGCTTCTCTTCGCTTGGAATAACTGTCACGCTCTCAACTAACGCGCGCACGATCTCCACTTTGCGCGCGTCGTTTGCCGACTCGATTCCTTCACGCAAGCGTTCGAGCAAGCGCGCAATAGACTCGATTCTCTCCGCCGCGCTGCGCGCGCCGACGCGCTCGCGCTCTTCACGCGCGGCTTCCGACTCCGACGACTCTATTTCACGCCGCACGCCTTCGAGTTGCGTGCGCGCCTCCGTGCGCGAGAGCGTGCCATCGGCGACGAGTGAGACGAGGCGTTCGCGCTTGCGCTTAAGTCGCGCGAGTCGCGTGGCGTGCGAGGCGCGCCGCTCGCCGGATCGGGCGATGGTGGACGCGGACGCGCGCTTGTGTGTGAGCAGTTCGCGCAACTCCGCGAGTGCCGAATCGGGCGAGCGGATGAACTCCGCGCAGAACTGCCACGCGACCGAATCGAGGAAGTCGGCGCGCACGCCCGCCGTTCCGCATGGCGGGCGCGACGCTTCGCGAACGACGTGGCTCGCGCAGCGATAGTAGGGGAGGTGTGCGCCGCCCGCGCTCCGGTTTGAGATACCGACAAGGGCGAGGAAGTTGCGCCCGCACGCGCCGCAGACGACGAGCCCGCGCGCGAGATACGTGCGCTTCGAGTTTCGCGGCGCGAACCGCTTGCGCGCGTCTATGAGAGCTTGAACGCGGTCGAACTGTGCGCGTGTGATGATCGCGGGCGGGCGCGCGGGCGTGCCTTGCTCCACGCGCTTCACAGAGCGCGAGCTTCGCTGTCTCGTCTTACGTGGTCTCCACGTCCACTCGCCGACGTAGAGTGGGTTTCTAAGGAGTCCCGCGACCGTCGCCTGATACCATCTTCGGTTTCGCGTGGCGTCGTGCCAGCCGATAGGATGCGGGATGCCACGCAGGTTCAGTTGATCAGCGATGCGCGAAGCTGAACGCCCCTGCTCGCAGAGCATGAATATCTCGCGGACGATCTTGGCTTGCTCTTCGTCAATCGCGAGCCGCTTCCCCTTGTATTTGAGGTCGGGCGCGGTGAAGGGCGCGAGCTTGTAGCCGAAAGGAGGGCGCCCGCCGAGCCAGCCGCCCGCGCGCGCCGCGCGCTCCATTCCCGCTTTGGAGTTCGCAAGGATGTCTTCGCGGTCGTACTGTGCTACCCCTGCGTACATGGCGCGCATCATGGCGCGCGCGCCTGCGCTCGCCTCACGCGGCACGGGTTCGCGCGTGGCAATCAGATCAAGCCCCAACTCGACTTCGATCTGCTCGACGACGAGATGAATGACGAGGGCTTTGCGACCGATGCGTTTATGCGTGAGGCAGACGACGCCGCGCGCGCGTGAGTGAGCGGAGCGCAAGTCTTCGAGCATTCGGCGACCGGCGGGGCGCGCGTCAAGCGGAAGCGTGCCTGATACTCCGTCGTCTAAATACTCGGCGACGATCTCGATATGGTTGAGCGCGCACCACGAACGAATCTCGGAGAGTTGCGTCTGGATGGTGACGCGCTCACGTTGATCGTCAGAGGAGACGCGGGCGTAGAGGACGTAAGGGGCAAGTTCCATTGTGGCGACTCCGGTGCGAGCCGCGTTCGGGAGGTTGCGCCGCTCGTTATTGCTTTAGCTCTGCGAAAAACTGCGCTTCGTCATCATTGATGATGTGCTCAATTTCAACGTTAAGGTCTGTGGCGTTAGCTATGTACGAATCAAAGTGCCCTTTGGGGTAGTAGTCATACTCGAAACTCTCGCCGGGCTTGATGTTTCCGACAGGGATTGAAGGCGCACGCGAATCCCCTAACCGCTTGCCATGATCGTAGCGAGTCGTTAAGACCGTTAGAAAAGGAAGCGTCACGTTTGAATTGTTAGTGATTCTGAGGCGCACGTAATCGGCGTAAGGCTCTTCAATGCCGTACCTCTGTGAAGTGTCGAAGCTCAGCACTTCGACCGTGAAATGCTTTCTGGCTTCTAGTATTTCCTCGCGCGGGAGATTGCTGGCGACAAGTTCTTTATTGAAACTGCGCGTGCTGTGGTGAAGCATCACAGCGCAGAGGAGCGCGGAAATGCACACGGCTACAATGATAGGTATGCCTAAGCCTCTTCCGACTTGAAAAGAATCTGTTGCGGGTCGGGGAAGCGTTTGCGATTCCACTAGCGACATTTCAGAGCCACACCTACGGCATGACGCATCTTCTGCAAAAGTGACAAATCCGCATTTCTGACATTTCCTACTTTTCATGTAAGGATTTCCTTTCGGTTGGCGGGTAGTGAGCTATGAGGTTGCGAGGTCAAGAGGCGCGATTGAGTGCGCCACTTCCAACGTAGCAAACCGACTCGCGCCCCGTCAATCCCAACTCCTCACGCTCTCAATCACAATCGCCTTGATCTCGACTTCGCCGAGTTCATAATCCAAATCTTCATAATTCGAGTTAGCCGAGCGCAACAGCACGCGCGGCTCGCATCCACTATCGAATAAATAAAAATGCTTGATGACGAGTCCGCCTTCCGGTATGCGCGCGACGACGAGCCGTCCATTTTTAACTTCCGACATCTCGAAGTTGCGGCGGCACGTCACGCGATCTCCATCGAAAATTCCGTCGTCGCGCAAAGAGTCACCGGCGACGCGAATCGAAATCAGATCGTCGTAAGGTCGCGCTGTCGCCGGACGGACAATCTTGCGGCGGCGGACTGAGGGGAGAAATTCGACGGTCTGACCCGCGCCGATCTGCCCGTAGTCGGGCACGCTGATGACGCGAGCGTGTGCGAGGTTTGTGAGCATGAGGTATTAAGCCCGCTTTGTCTTTTTTGTTTTCTGACCCTTAACTGCCCGCGTCGCGTTTTCTCTGCGCGCCTTTTGTGTTGGCGTCTCGTCGCGCAAGTTCGCGTCCACGTCTTCGACTTCTTGCGTCTTGGCGGGCGCGATAGGGCGGCGACGTTGAATCTCATTACCCAGCAAGCGCACGGTTGGTAGTAAGTCGCGTTTGTCTTCGTCAGAAAGCTCGCTATACGCTTTGAAGGCGTCGCGAATTTCCCAATCGAAAATCTCGGCATCATCAAACTCGAACGCTCCCGGTCTATGAAATAACTGACCACAGACCAGCGAAAAGAGCATGGGCTCAGTGATGCCCAGACCTTTCGCGAGCGCAGCTAACTTCTCACCAGAGACGTTCTTTACTTGCCCGTTCTCAATTCGAGTTACGTAGGCGTCGGAAATCCGCCCGCCACTCCGCTTCTCAACGTCAGTTGTCGAGAGCCTGTTTTCGCGCCTAACTCGACGGACAAAATCACCGAGCGACTCCATCGGCTTCTTTTCTAGCGGATTGCTACTAGCCATAGGAGACAGACTACTATCGTAGCTTGCTACTATGGGTAGAGACATTCCTACAAAAGTAGTTGACACAAATCTTGCCTTTATGTATATTCCTACTATCGTAGTAAAAAGACTACGATAGTAGGAGGAAGCGGTGCACAGAGCCGAGCTAATCCGCGCGAAAATGGGTGAGCTAAACCTTTCAAAAGCAGAGCTTGCCCGCCGTGCTCACCTTAACCCCAACACCATCACGGCGGTCTGTCGCGGAGACGAGACGATGCCGAGCACACTTCAAAAAGTGTGTGACGCGCTCGGATTGACTCTCGCGGAACTGTTCACGCCGAAGGAAGGCGAGCAGGCAGGAGTCGAAGAGCCAGGCGCCGCGTGAAGGCTCACACGGACGCCGCACGCATCTGGCGATCAACTCTAAACGCCGAACTCTCCGATCACTCCACAGAAATGCGCCAACCGCGAAACTACCAGCCGAGCTACCCCGTCGAGGTCGAGTTTGTGCCCGACCGTGAGGCGGAGCTTCGCGCGTTGATGCTCGCGCTGGGGATGTCGGATGAAGAGATCGCGGACGTGCTCGCGCTACGGCGAGAAAGAGATCAAGTAGAGGTCGCGTCCGTCGGCGCGGCATGACGAAATGAGAAGACGGTTTCGGGGCGTGCCTGCAAAGCCAACCCGAAACCGTCTCGATAACTCACGAAGGAGTTGTTTCATGGTAGCACGAAATGAGTCTCACACAAGGCAAAAACTTCCGCCCGCGCCCGTCGAAGACATTGACGCGCTACTCGTCGAGATCAAGACCGTGTGCGAAAACGATTTTCTTGACGCTCGCGAGAAAGACGATCTGATCTGGAAATTGGCGAAGCGGATCGAGATCGCGAGACGACGAGAGCGCGAGTCGGAAAGAGAGGTACGCGCGGCATGAAGTTCATCCAGATCGGACGCCGCGTCATCAACCTCGCGGCAATCGCTTACGTCAACCTCTACCGCTCCGCGACGAGCGTCGAAATCTACCTGCTCGCGACCGAAGGGCGCATCTCGCCCGGCGATCACAACCTGCTCGAAGGCGAGTCGGAGATGACGACGCTTATCTTCCATGCGGAAGAGGCGGAGCAAGTGCGCGCCTACTTCGCGGACGCTTACGACGTGAAGAGCGAGACCTTCGTCATCTCGCCCGCGAAGCCCATGCCCGCGAGTGCGACAGAAGAGGAGGGCGAATAGCCATGCCTTTATGTCGCAGGTGTCCCGCTCCAATCGTCTTCGCCAAACAGAACGCGACCGCGCGCAACCCCTACCCGGCGAACAATCCCTTGAACGCGCTTCCCGACGAGCGCGGCAACCTTCGTCTCAATCGCGAGACGATGACTTACGACGTGCTCACCGGCGACGAGCTGCGTGCCGCTCGCTCGTCGGGCGAGAAACTTTACTTGTCTCACTTCGCCACGTGCGCTCACGCGCGCGAGTTCGTGCGCGGCTGAGGGCGATGATTCTCTTAACGAAGCCGATCTGTGAGCACACTGACGCGGAGCTAGTGCGCGCCGGGCTCACCCTGACGGAGCTCTACGCGGTCTCACCGGAGCCGCGATACCTTGCGCTCGTGAATCAGATCGACGCGGAGTTGATCGCGCGCATGAAGGCTTCAAATCCTTACGGGCAAAACTCGAATGGCATATCTGAAAGCGGAGAGCGCGCCCTTAACGCGCGCTGAAAAGTTCAAGCGTGAGTTGGAAGCGTTCCGCGTCATCTGCGCCGCGCTTCATTGGCGCACGGAGTTCGTGTCCAGCTTGCGCGCACGGTTGTATTGGAGTCGAAGAGGCGAAAGGCGCGAGCCGGGTTCAACGACTCGCGCCCTTAATGGCACGACAGACTGACACAAGTGAATGCGCTTGAATATAGCGCGGAAAGGCAAGACGGTCAACCATGAGTGATGATAAAGGGAGCGCGCTCGTCAAGCGCGAACCCGAACTGCAAATGCGGGAGGCACGCATTGTGCCGCTCGACGAAGGAAACGTTTTTCAACTCGGCGAGATGATCGCCCAGAGCGGCTACTTCCAAGACGCGAAGCAGGCGGCTCAGGCGGTCGTCAAAGTCCTCGCCGGTCGCGAGCTAGGGCTTGGCGCAATCGCTTCGATGACGGGCATCTACATCGTGCAGGGGCGCGTCACGCTCTCCGCGAACCTGATTGCCGCCGTCATCAAGCGTTCGGGTAAGTACAACTACCGCGTGCGCGAGATGTCGGAGAAGGCTTGCGAGATCGAATTCTTCGAGGGCGGGGAGAGTCTCGGCAAATCGAAGTTCACGATTGAAGAGGCGCGAGTTGCGAAGCTCGCCGACGGCGACAACTGGAAAAAGTATCCGCGCAATATGTTGTTCGCGCGCGCGATGTCGAACGGCGCGAAGTGGTACGCGGCGGATGTCTTCGCGGGACCCGTGTACACGCCCGACGAGTTGGGCGCGCATGTCTCGCTCGACGAGTCGGGGGAGATGCGCGTTGAAGAGACGCAAGCGAAGGCTACCGCGCAGGAGACGCGCACGGCGGAAGATGAACGCGGCGCGCTCGTCGCTCAGGTGCGCGAGATGTGCGCGGAGTTGAATAGCGCGGGGTACAAACCCGTGTGGACTGCCGTCACGCTTAACACTTACGTCAACGAAAAGTTCATGCGCGCTGGCGGGCTAGAAAGCTGCTCGCTCGACGATCTGCGCGCTCTACGTACTGATCTTTTCGAGAAGCTGAAAGCGACGCCCGTCGCGGCGGGGAAGGGGGCGAGTAAATGACATCCCCACGACCCGCCCGCGAGAAGAAAAAAGCGGGAACGCATTCGCACAAGCTCAAAACGCGCGAAGAGAAGTTAAACGACGCTCTGCGCGCCGCGCTCTCTCTCCACGAAGATAGCGAGGCGCGTTGGCGCACGTTAGTCTCAGGCACGGCAACGGACGCGCAAATCTGGCACGCCCTGCTCAAAGAGTTCGGCACGGGCGGCGGCTCGCAGACCGAAGGCGGCACTCAGTTCGCCTACCTCGGCGGAAGCCCGACGACACCGCCGAAGTTCTGGGTTGACTGCGGCTCGCACTACTCGACGCAGAAGCCGACGCTTGCGGGCGCGGCGTTGGTGAAGCGCGTGCGCGAGTTGCTCGCGATCCCGCCTTTCGACGCGGACAAGTTGAACGCGAGTGGTCGAGCATCGTCGGAAGCGGCGAGCGGCGACGACGAGTCGCACACGCACGAATTCGTCGCGCACGAGTTCACGCCGACGGCGCGCAGTAAGACGATGTGCGCGCTTTGCCATCGCGGGCGCAACGCCGAGCCGCACAAGACTTGGAAAGCCGCTCAAGCGAAGCTCGCCGAATCTGGCGATGGAGTACCGGAGGCGCACGAAGATTCTATTTATGCCGACGACGACTCGACGGCTCTGCTCGCGCGCACGGAAGAGGAACAACGCGAACGCTTCGACGATCTCGCGCTTGCCGAAGATGCGATCTCCAGCTTACGCAAGTCGAAGCGTCGGGAGAAGCTCGAAGAGGAGCGACGCAAGCTCTCCGAACTGTACGACGCGACCTACTCGGAAGTGTCAGCCGCTTTCGGCAACGACGCCGCGTTAGCGGTGCGCGAGAGAGTCGAGACGCCTTTCAATCCTCTCGACGACACCGCCGCATCTGGCGATGACTCCGGAGCGCGGGACCTTACCGCCGCAAACGGCGATGCTTCAGATGCCCCTGCAACGCAGATTGCAGATGCGCCCGCCGTCTTCACGAAAGAAGTCGAGATCGAGTTAAACGATCACGACATCGCGTCGCGCGCGAAAAAGCTCTCTTATCTGCGCGTGCAGATCGAAGAGTTGCTCGCGGAGAAGAAGAAGACCGACGACGGCTACAAGGCGAAGATCGGCGGGCTCGAAGAGCAGTGCTTCGAGTTGTTCGCGGAGATTCGTCGGGGGCGCGTGACGGAAGAGGTAGAGGTTTACGAGCGTCGCGACTACGAGCGCAAAGTCGTCGAGACTCTGCGCGCCGAGACGAACGACGTGATTGACGCGCGAGCGATGCTACCGCGCGAGTTGCAGATGCCGCTCGTCAGTTTGTGATCAAGAGAGTCGGGGGGGGGTGTGGGTTAA